ATTCTTTTAATTCTATTATTTTATTATCAAAATCCCATTTAACCAAAGAAATTCCATTAAATTCATCAATTTTCCCATTATTCATCACTGATTTAAAATGCCATTCCACAATTGATTGGTCTTTAAAGTCTAAAAATTGTACAATATCCCATGTTTCAACTTTTGCACGACTGTTCCATTCTTTAAACCATAACTCGAGTGTACTGCGATTATTATACTTTGGCCCCCAACTTTCTGTATACACAATATCATTAGCAAAAATATCTTTAATTCCTAAGTCTTGTTTTTTTATCCACATATCAAACCATAAACGAATAATATCTTCTCTATTCCTCATGAATATCACCTCAAAAATGTTTCTATTTTATTTATATACCCATATTAAAAAACAATCAACCCCCTATCATCATACACAGATTCACTTGTATCATTGCCACACCTTATAGCCCTATCAAGGGCCATGATTGTAGCAATTACACCATCTATTTTTTCTGTAGATTTTTCCTTATCTGCTTTTATGTTTCCAGCTGGATCTGTTCGAATAAAGATATTATCCATCATCCACCTTAATACTGGATGACCTCCATGGGCTATTTTTCTTTCAAGGGTTAGTTTCATGAGTTCTTTAGTTGGTGGAGACATATCCTTAAATCCTTGACCAAAGGGAACTACTGTAAAACCCATGCCTTCTAAGTTTTGGACCATCTGAACTGCTCCCCACCTGTCAAAGGCAATTTCTCGGATGCTATATATCTCACCTAAGTCTTCTATAAATTTTTCTATAAATCCATAGTGGACTACATTGCCTTCTGTTGTCATAATATAGCCTTGTTTTTTCCATAGGTCATAGTTCACATGGTCTCTTTTTACTCTTAGGTCGAGGTTATCTTCTGGCAACCAAAAGTATGGTAATATTTGATATTTATCATCTTCGTCTATTGGAGGAAAGACTAAAACAAAAGCTGTAATATCAGTAGTGCTTGATAGGTCAAGTCCACCATAGCAAACTCTACCTTTTAGTTCTTCTTCATTAACAGCAAAATTACATAAGTCCCATTTTTCCATAGGCATCCATCTAATTGCTTGTTTGACCCACTGATTTAATCTTAACTGTCTGAAGGCATTTTCTTCAGTTGGGTTTTGCTTAGCCGATTCACAAGCTTGTCTTACTTTTTCTATTGGAACTGTAATTCCAAGAGATGGATTTGCTTTATGCCATACTTTTTCATCTGTCCAATCATCTTCTCTGTCTGCTCCATAAATCACGGGATAAAAAGTTGGATCAGTTTTTCTTCCTTCAAGTATGTCCACTGCCTTTTGATGAGTCTCATAGCAGATTGATTTTGTATCTGCTCCAGCAGTTGTTATAAGAAAATATAGGGGTTGGGTTCTAGCATCTCCAGAGCCTTTAGTCATTACATCAAATAATTTTCTATTGGGTTGTGTATGAAGTTCGTCAAATACGACACCATGAATATTAAATCCGTGTTTGGAATAAGCCTCTGCAGATAAAACTTGGTAAAAAGAATTAGTCGGCTTATATATCATCCTCTTTTGAGATGCTAGAATCTTTACTCTTTTAGATAGGGCTGGACTCATCCTTACCATATCAGCTGCAACATCAAAGACAATAGTTGCTTGTTGTCTGTCTGCAGCACATCCATAAACTTCTGCTCTTTCTTCTCCATCACCACAAGTAAGAAGAAGTGCCACAGCAGCTGCAAGTTCAGATTTTCCCATCTTCTTTGGTATTTCAATATAGGCTGTATTAAATTGACGGTATCCTGTATCTTTTACAATGCCAAATAAGTCTCTTATGATTTCTTCTTGCCAGTCAATAAGCTTGAAGTCTTTGCCTGCCCATCTACCCTTTGTATGCTTCAGACATTCTATAAAGGTGACGGCATAGTCTGCTTTGTTTTTATCATAGTGAGATGTAGGTAGCATAAATTTTGTTGATTTATATTTCATTTGACCTCCTTCCTCTAAAAATGGACATAAAAAATAGTCACCTGATTGTGACTTCTACTACGACAAATAGAGCCTAAACTCTATTTGGAATTTTATTTTTATCTTTGTCTTGCTATGCTTAATTCTTTGTATGCTTTCTTTAGTTCTCTTTCTAGTGTTTCTGATTCTGCAAAAAGTTGAAATTCTTCATCTGTTAAATTTCCTTTTGATACCTCCCAAAGTTCTTCATGAACTTGGTCTGCACATTTCTTTGCTGTTCCCGCTATGTCTAAAAGGTTAATGGCTGCTCCAGTCTTGCCTTCTTTTGATTTTTTTATTGAGCTTTCTGCGTATCTTTTGCAAGCTTTAACTTCTGTTTCTAATCTTTCTAAAAGGTCTTTTTTCATGGTAATGTTCTCCTTCTCTTTTGTTGTACACATATTCCCGTACAAGAAGAGATAAGTCAAGCAATTATCTTGCTTAACTTTATTTTTATTCTCTACTTTTATTCTTAATTTCTCTTAAAAAGAAGTGCAGGTGTATATTCTTTTTCTTCCTTGTTTTCTTTGAAATTCCAATTAGTCCTTCCTGTATCTATTTCAATTAAGTCTATAGGAAAGTACCCTTTTCTTTTAAAACTTTTTAACCCTTTCATAAGACCTGTTGACTGGTCTGAAATTGTAAATTCTTGTATCTCAAATCTTTCAAGATTCTCTATCATATCTTCGTGATTATCTTCAAACCCAATGTCATCAAAGTTTATGATGTCTCGCCCTATCCTTTGGGATTCCCTATATGCCCAATAAAATCTGTAACTGATTTTATTTTCTTCGAATTCTTCTTTTTCTTGTATATTTTCTAGAAGTTCAATCTTTTTCATTTTTCGTTCCTCCTCTTTTGTTGTACACATATTCCCGTACAATAGAGGAATAGTCAAGCAATGTATGGTTATTTATTTAGATTTTTCAATTATATCCTCCCTGAAAATTACATTTAATGTTGAACCATTATCCCATTTTACTAGGATTGATCCAATGGCATCCACCCCATAAACTGTGCCTAAAGTTCCAGCTGGAGGTGCTTGGTCATCTTCCATTTGGATTAGTTTTACTCTTGTACCTACAGGATAAGTTTCTTTTAATTTTTGTATAATTTCCCTTGAAATCATCTAATCACCTCATAAACATATATCACTCAAATACTGATTTATATCAAGTCAGATTAATAGCATCTTCATACTTATATTTTTTTCCATCTCTTAAAAGGCTTATATCTTTATCACTACCAACTAAATTTAAATATCTTTTTACTGCTACATCAACAAATTTAGGTTCTATTTCTATTCCATAGCAGATTCGATTAAGCTCCTCACAGGCAATCAGAGTCGATGCACTTCCTAAAAATCCATCAAGGACTAAGCTATTCGTTTGTGTAGATTGTTTAATTAGGTAGGCAATGAGAGGTACTGGTTTTGATGATGGATGACCACATCCTTCTTTTTCTGAATCTTTAATTCCATCGAATTCAAAGACTGCTGTTTGTTTTTGATCTCCATACCAGTTATGCTTTCCATCTTTTCTCCAACCAAATATAATAGGCTCCATATTAAATTTCCAATCTGTTCTCATGAAAGGAGCTCTTGGTTTTTTCCAAATAAGCCCTGCACCAACTTTAAAGCCTGCATCTTCAAAAGCATCATAGAAAACTCTAGCTTTCATCGTTGCATAGAATTCATAAATTGATGCATCCTTAGCCATTGCGTCTTTAAAGTTTGTAAAGACCTTCATCAAAAATTCATAGGCCTCTTTATCATTTAAGTTGTCATTTTTAATCGTTCCCGATTTATTTTTTAATTCAACAAAATATGGTGCATCGGTACATACTAAATTGACCTTTGTATCATTTAGCAGCTTTTCAAAAGTATCCCACTGAGTAGAATCTCCACAGATAACTTTATGTCGACCTAGAGTCCAAATATCTCCTTCCTTGGAAAAAATAGGCTTTTTAAGTTCTTCTTCAACATCAAAGTCATCTTCTTCAGCCTCTACACCAAGGTCAAAGAGCGAAGATAATTCTTCAGTTGAAAATCCTGTAAGCTCTACATTAAATCCATAATCTTCTAGGGATTCAATTTCAACTCTCAATAGTTCTTCATCCCAACTAGCATCAAGACTTAGCTTATTATCAGCAAGTACATATGCTTTTCTTTGTGCCTCTGTAAGATAATTTTCTAATATGCAAGGTACTCTTTTAAGTCCAAGTTTCTTAGCTGCAAGAAGTCTGCAATGCCCAGCTGTGATTACATTGTCATCTGAAATTAGGATTGGGTTTAAAAATCCAAATTCTTTTATTGATGCAGCTACCTTATTTATTTGTTCGTCAGTATGCGTTCTAGCATTATTAATATATGGGATGAGTTCATCTACATTTTTTAATTCATATTGTAATAGTCCTTCTTTCATTAGATGAGCCCCCATTTTGCAAATTCCTCAAAACCACCAATAGATTTTACATAGTCTTTGGCAATTTCTACTATTTCTTCATAGGCTTTACCATCAACAGTTTCATCTCCGATTGCACAGGATAACTCAATCTCTCTATTTTCCTCTTGTACCTTTAGGTGGGCATAAATATTAATTGATACATCAGCCTTGGATAGGTCTTTACCATGAAGACCTCCACCAGTTACTGCGCTTCCCATATCAGAGCCGAGTTTTCTATTAGTTGCTCCAGTATCAACATTAAACCCTCCAGTCCAATCTCCTAATGGATTTACTATTGCTCTTTGATAAATTGATTTTAAGATTTCTGTAGATACATTTGACTGACAAATAATAAGTTTATTTCCATCAAGAATGTATTTCCCATCGTAAGGATAATTAGAATAAATTTCACGAGCAATTAAAGATAGTTTCTTTTCTTCATCTGATGTAGGCACTCCTTTAAAGATTCCATTGTCACCACATCTTATCTTTTCTTTTTGATTATTTGATAGGTGGATATCCTGTTCTACTAATTTAATATCTGCTTTGACATCTCCAGCTATCCTCTTAATTGCTGTTTCAATTTCTTTTTTATTTAGATTGCAGTCTGTTTCTATAATCACATGACAATTTCCATGTCCCAGCAAAACTTCAACTGCTATTTTAGGATTATCTTTTTCTTTATATGCTAAATCTACAATTGCACCAGCGATACAATCTGCTATTTTATCTGGATGCTTTGGATTTACTTTTTCAAACAAATTTATTACCTCCTCTGCCTTAGTAATTTTTCCATCATATCTTCTCCATAATCTTCATAAACTTCAGTGCAGTTTTCTTTAACTATGTCATAAATCTCGTACCATAGAAGATTGGCCGTCTTTTGAAACTGGCTAGACATCTGTACAAATGGAGATGCAATAACTCCACCAGTTGTAGGATGCTTTCCTAAAAGTCCAAATTGACTTATTGCCTCTTCACATTGAATGTATCTTGCAAAAGCCTGGGAGTAGGATTCTAATAATCTTGGATTTACTAAGTTTTCACAGTTTCTCTGTTTTAACCAAGACCATGTCTCTTTATATATTTCATCAGCACCAAGTGGTATTCCATTCTTTTGTTTTGCAGATAGATAATCACTAGGTGCTGGCATATCTGTTCCATCAAGAACTGCTCCGTCTGGTAAGTCAACTGCATCTATTTCTTCTGGAGTGAATGTTGGAATATCATTCATTAGTATTTCTACTTTTTTACCTTTTTCTATTTTTTCAGCAGCAGGCTGTGGTTTCCCTCCTGCTTTTACTCTTCTTCCACCTCTGTATGTTCCGTCCTTAGCGATAGTATCACCTCCTAATTCATCATCTTCTTTAATAGGGCCTTTGAACCCGTTTTTTTGTGCGTGAGAGGGCGGCACCGTTGGTAGGGAAATCAGCTTTTAAGATAACGACTCCCCCTCCCTCAAAACTTTTCTCGTCCAAATCTATCTCCACGCTCAGCATGAATCTTTGAGTGACAAGATTTACAAAGACTCATAAGATTGTCTTCGTCATTAGTCCCACCACGAGAAAGAGGAAGTATGTGATGTACTTCCTCTACCTTTGTCATTCTATTTTCTTTTAAACACATCTCACAAAGCGGGTGCTCTGCTACATATCTTTTTCTAATAACTCTCCACGCTTTTCCATATCGCTTATGAGTTTTAGGATCTCGTTTATATTTTTCATAGTTTCTGTTGTATTCTTTCTCATGTTCTTTGCAGAATCGTCCATCAACTAATTCAGGACAACCTGGATGTGAACATGGTCTCTTAGGTTTGCTTGGCACTCTATCACTCCATAAAGAAAGCCTCGAAGATTAAATCTCCAAGGCTCTTTTAATTATTCTTTTGCTATTCTAACTATACTACAACTACATACTCTCATTCTATCAACTTTACTACATAGATTTAATCGGAATAGAAATCTTTCCTAGTGCATTTCTATGGACATTAAAGCAGTACTGAATTGAGTAATTCATATCTACTGCTATCTTCTCCCAAGATTCAAAACAAAGATATCTTTTTTCTAAAACCACTTGAAGTTCTTTATCTTCAATCTTTTTTATTGTTCTTACGATTTCTTTTTTCAAGTCTACCAACTTATCTATATCCCTATTGATTTCTTCTTGGAGATCTACAATCTTAATAATAGTATCCTCAAGTTTAGATGTTCCTCTATTAGGACTCTTGGGCATATCTGATAAGGTCGATGTAGCTTTTGTTGCTAGAGCGTTGAGTGATTCAACTTGCTCCAGCTTTGAGTTTATTCTCTTGTCTAAATAAAATGCTTGTTTTAAATATTCTTTTGCGTTCATTTCTTACCTCCATAATTTTTTGAGGTAAGTTCTCTATAGAACTCCTGCTCGTACATTAAGCTTATCAAATGTTCTTAGTGACATTCTATGACATTAACTCTCTAGATTTGCTTTTACTGCATCTATAAGTGCAGCTTGTGTCTTGTTCTTATTTTCTAATGCTTTCATCACGTCTTCATCAATAGTTCCTTTTGCTAATATATGATGAATAACAACTGTTTCTTTCTGCCCTTGCCTATAAAGTCTGGCATTGGTTTGTTCATAAAGTTCTAAGGACCAAGTAAGAGAAAACCAAATAAGTGTTGAACCCCCAGCTTGTAAGTTAAGTCCATGACCAGCAGATGCTGGATGGATAATGGCTACAGGAATCTTACCTTGATTCCATTCTTTAAAGTCCTCACTTGTCTTAAGTTCTCTTACATCAAACTTGTCTTTTATTCTTTTTAAATCTGACTTATACCAATAAGCTATCAGAACAGGTTTACCATTTGCACCCTCTATTAAATCTTCCAAGGCATCAAGTTTTCTGTCGTGAATATGAATCATATTTTTATCTTCATCATAAACAGAACCTGATGCTATTTGCATTAATTTATTAGAAAGGGCTGCAGCATTGACTGCATCTATATCTTTATCCTTAATACTAACAACCAGGTCTTTTTTTAGTGTCTCGTAGATATCTCTTTCTTTTTCTAATAGATTTACAAAGACTTCATTGTTTATCTTATTTGGCATTTTTAGATAATCTTCAGCTTTCATAGAAACTGTTATATCTGATATCTTTTCATAGATTGCATCTTCAGCAAAAGGCAGTGGTTTATAGGAATATATGATTGGTCCATTTCTCTTATCTGGTTTGAAGTAAATTTCCCTGTACTGACCAATGAATCTTCCAAGTCTCTCTCCCATATCAAGGAGCCTAAACTCAGCCCACAAATCCATTAGGCCGTTAGATGATGGAGTTCCAGTAAGACCAACTATTCTTTTTACCTTTGGTCTAACTTTCATCAAGGCTTTAAACCTCTTTGACCTATGAGACTTAAAAGATGATAATTCATCTATTACAATCATATCGTAGTTGAATGGTAGTTCGCTCTTATTTATTAGCCAGTCTACATTTTCCCTATTGATTAGATAAATATCTGCTTGTTCTTCTAATGCTTTTATCCTTTCTTTTTCACTGCCTATTGCTACTGAATATTCTAAGATATCAAGGTGAGACCATTTTTCTATTTCTTCCTTCCAAGTGTCCCTGGCAACTCTTAGTGGTGCTATGATTAAAACTTTAGAAATTTCAAAAGAATCAAAGAGTAAATCTTTTATAGCTGTTAGACTTATAACCGTCTTGCCGAGTCCCATGTCCAGTAGAAGTGCTGATTCCTTATTTTCTTTTATAAACTCAGTAGCATATTTTTGATATTTATGTGGAGTGTACTCCAATTAGTCACCTCCAATCCTCTTTATTATTTCATCAATGTTTTCTTT